CTACCTTCTTTTATTCTTAAATATGCACTATTAGGTTGAATATTTAATTTAGCTGATGATGTAGTAGTTGTACCAATACCAACATTACCAGAACTGTCGATACGCATAGCTTCTGAAAAAGTAATAGCTGTGTCTGCTGTTCCTGAAGGTGCATAATGCCAAGAATGTCTGCCATCTCCTTGCCTGTAATAAGATGCTTCATTAGTTGTCATATAAGTCCAACTACCAGAGCCATTTAAGTATGCATTACTACCAACAAAAATATTTTCATTACTACTTGCTATGCCTGTTAAAAATCCTGCATTACCAATTTCTAATGCGTCATAACTTCCGAAAGAAGCATCTGGTATTTTTCCAATCCCTACATTACCATTATTATCTATACGCATACGTTCTGTGTTGTTTGTAATAAAACGCAAATTATTATTAATAGTCATACCAATTACACCATCATTAGATGTACCTGGGTCAACCATACCAATTTTTAAAGCATCAAATCCAGCACCTCTAATACTAATACCTTCGTTTGCTGAACTTGATTGCACCACAAATCTATCATTTATTGTACTTGTACCAATACCTACGTTACCAGCACTATTTATACGCATACGTTCAGTAGCAGAATTTCTTGCATCGACTTGTGTTTGAAATGTTAAACTACCACTTTGTAGTCTAATTTGATAGTTTTGGTCTGTGGTATCATCTTCATAAAATAATAAAGTAGGGTCATTTGATTGTATTTCTAATCCTATAGCACCTGCATCATCAATAACAACCACTCCACCAGAAATAGTTCCAGTTCCTACTACAGTTAATGGTCTTGATGGGGAACTCGTACCAATACCGACATAGTTATTCGTTGAATCGACTTTTAAAGAATTTGTATCAACCGTCAGATCGCCGGTGACTGTTAGGTTCTCGAAGTTCGGTAAAACGCCACTGCCAAAATTAATCGTGTCGCCTGTATCTCCGAGTGTCAGGGTAGTTCCTGATTGAGGAGTAATTTTATTAACTTCGAGTAATGACATTAGATGATCGCCAAGGTTCCTGTTGCCACAACTGTTCCCGTGATCGTGACAGGTCCTGCCAATACTGCAGAATCAATGTTTTGATCTTCTGAAATCGTCGAGTTGTGAGTGTTAATATAGGTCGTAGCAGTCATACTCGGTGAAGGTGCTTGACTTGCGGGATACGTACAAAAAACTGATTTTGCTCCTGCGGAAAAATTAACTAAAGCGTCAGAATTACTAGAAGAAATAACAGTATCACGAGATAAAGTATCAGGAGTTCCACTTGTAACAGTTCCTCTTCCTACTTCAAATTCCGAGCCTGCTGCAATACAGTAATATGTTTCATTTCCTGTTCCGATACCAGCAACAAATGTCTCGAATCCGGTATCAGCACCATCTAGTGAGACAGTGCCTGTACCAGTCGTAGTTGTTTCCTCTTTTACTCTATCGTTTACTACTAATGCCATTAAGCAATTCTAATTAAAGCAGTGCTTGCGCCAGGGGCTGGAAATTGTATTTCAAATGTTCCGTTTGAAGATGATTTATCTTCCGTAAAATCTAAAACACAAATAGCTGAGTTAGAGTTAGAGTTATTATAAATTAACGCTCCTCTTGCTGTAATTGTAGCACTTGACCATGATGCGTTATCACAATCAAGATAAGCTGTCGTTCCGTCTGTTGCAACGACTACGTTTGTTAATGTTTCTCCACCCGCAGTGTAACCTGTTCCGGTTACTTCATTAGATGTAGAATAGGCGGATGTAGTTCCGTCTAAAGTTGCTGAACTTGTATATAAAGCTATCTTTAATGTCGCTGAAGTTAGATCTTGCCCTGCGTCCATTAAATCCTGCTTAAATACAGTACAGAGTGCTTGAGTTATTGCCATGATGTTACCTCCTTATTGGCTTCCTGTCAAGGTGTCCGTGCCAGCAGGGCTAGCAGGGAATTTGTAGTCAGTTCGTCTGCGCCTTCTAGATTGATTATTCAATCCCGCAACGATTTCCTGATATCTTTTATTATAAAGTGCGTAATCTTCCATATTCTTTGTGAAGATAGAAGCTTCCGACAAACAACCATATAGTAATGCGTCATCTGCATTTTCAGTTAACCAATTGGTTGTATTAGTACTAGAAAGAGTTTCAATACGTGCAACATATTGCATTTCTACTGTATAATTTGAATTTGGTGTAGGCGCTAATAAAGTAGAATCATCATCATAATTTGCGAAATATTTAGGAAGCCCTGTTTGTGTCGCATCAGGCCAATATTCATATACAAACTCGTCAGTTTTCATTTCAAGAAAGATTCTATCATCTCCATTTTGTATTAAAAGATTTTTAATAACAAGAAGATCGCTTGGATTATTTAAAAAACGACTTCCACTTGTTAAACTAGTATATTTATTAAAGACAAAAGCTTCAGGATCAATTTCTCTTAATAATCGCTGTTCCGTATTATTAATAAACGTATCTAATTGATTAGTGAAATCCGTTCCTGTATTTTGCATCCAAGTCTGGATATCTGTCTTTAAATCTGCGTAAGTTGTTGCCATTATATGTCTATACTATCTTTTTTTGCAAATTTATGCGATACATTTCCTCTAAAACCGTAAGTTCCGTAATGAGTTAATGGATATGTTATTTCAGCGTATATTTTTCCACCTATTTGCTGCCATCTACGACAGAATGTATAATCTTCACTTAAATATCGATTACTTTTAGGATCAATCATACAATCAAAAAAAGCATAACACCAATCGCTAGAATATTGTTTATTATTAATAATCTGATCGGAAGTATATTTTAATTCAGGATACGCTTCTCTCATTTTTACAAATACGTCTTTTTTAATAAGCATAAACCCTGTAGCGGCGTCTAATACTTCTACAAATCCGTCTTGTACGTCTATATTTAAAGGATCAGGAAAGTTTAAGTTATATCCTAATAACTTTTGCTCCATAGTTTTTAGATCTCCTTTTTTAACGTAGTATTCTAAATTTTTCCATTCAATAGTCTTTCGAGGATAAATCGCTGTTACAACATCTTTATCGTATTCTAATAATTTAGTAACTAATTCAGGATAGAAAGCGATATCGGAATCTACAAATAATAAATGAGTACAATGCTCAGCATCCATAAATTGAGATACCATCGTGTTTCTTCCTCTTGTAATTAAACTTTCGTTTCCCATAGTATTTAAATGAACTTTAAATTCTTTATCTCTTGCTTCTTGAAATAATTTTACGACACTGTGAAAATAAGCTTCATGCATCATACCACCATAACATGGTGTACAAAGCATTATATATGCATCTTTAGCTGATGACGACTGAGACATTTCCTAACTCCAATCCAATTTGGTTTCCGGTAGCTACTCCTACTTCCTGTCCTGTGTCTCCGAAAGTGCCCGGATAGATTACTGATAATTGATTAGGTACGCCTCCTGTAGCTGAAAGAGGAGCCTGAGGTCTGGCATTCTTTAGTGCTTCTGGATCACTAAAAACTATTGGATCGAGTTGTGGTTGTTTAGATTCATATTCGCTAATATGAACTAAAAGTCCGTTCCATTCACGAACCATTTCTAAATAAGGATATTCTAATCCTGAACGATCTGAAATTGCTCGAGCATATTTTCCTTTAGCAAAAGGAAAAGAAGGTGCTTTTCTAGGTCCACGTTTGTTAAAAGCCACTTCGGTAACCTGGAACTATTCTAAATGTTTCATTTAAATCTGCGTCTTTCGCTCTCGTAAATGCAGTTTCATATTCAGCTTTTAAATATGATAATTTATTTAAATCTACACCTGCTCTTTTCATTCCCATATAATAAGCTAAACCTGCAACCATACATTCGTAAAATCGAAAAGGAATATCAATATCTTGTTCATTTCCACTTGAACTTAAAGCTGTAATATCTTCTATTTTTCTTATTCTCCAATAAGAAATAACATCAGTAGAATTATCGGGTGCTGGATAAATATATAATTTAGGTGTTCTATCTTTTTGTAAATAAAATTGAGTTGCTCTTCCTGTCGTTAATTTATTAGGATAAGTGTTATAATCAGTTAAACTAATTCTTTCTACGCTATAATCAGTACTATCTCTCGTTACATACATATCTACAATATCAACAGTGTCTGTATCTAAAGTGTAATTAACTGTACCGGAAATTAAACTTAAAGTTTTCTTTTCAAGTGTCCACTGATTAACACCACGATTTGCCCAATCAGCAAACATAACATTAAGACTACGTTTCGCTGAACGTATATCATAACCTAAAACGGGTTCTCCTCCAATACGATCCATCGCTTCTTGAATCGCATCATTAACCGTTAAGTTAAAAGTTGCTGTACCTGATGTAGCCATTACGCCATAAATACTGTTATCGCTGATACACCTGCAGTTAAATTTACAGTAGCGTTAGTTGAACATTTAATACCTTCAGATGGTAAAGAAATCTGAACTGGACCAGATGCTGCAGATGCTGCTGTGCTTAATGCAAATAGTGTAGTACTACCATCTTTAAAAGTAACAGTACCTGCTGTGCCTGTAGGAGTTACGATAAATCCTTTTATTCTTATTGGGCCAGCAAATAAAGTAACATCACTTCCTGTTGTTGTAGTGCTTTTAGCGAAAATATCTGAATTAGACATTGACACCTCCTTTTAAAAGTTTTTGTAAATTAGC